ACGCCTTTATTTAAACAGCGTGTTAATAACACGCAATTTTATCCTTGGTAGTAATGGACATAAACTAGCGCGAATCATTCGTGACGATGATCAAAGCTTACCTGAGGACCTTGAAAAGATTATCATTCCCATTGCAGCTGTTAAAAGCTTCCTAAAAAAATTCGGCAAAAAGGATGAGTTAACTACTTTTGAAGTAGTAAAAATTGGTGCAAAATACGCGCTATCAGCTCACTATGGGGACATGGTGGAAGTTTTTGAACCACTTGACCACGCCTACCCTGACTTCAAAAAAGCTTTTGCTAAAATTGGCGCGGAGCAGGGGCTAAAAGAAAGCCTGACAGATTACGATTATGAACTTTTAGGTGACGCTCAAAAAGCAATCAATACCTATTTGAGCAAAAAAGGCGGCCCGGTGAAGCTTACCAGGCGGGACACGTTAGGATACTTCCAACCGACGGACGGCATAATTTACATCGTTATGCCTTGCACAATATAAAAATTTAATTAATCAGGCGGGCGATATGCCCGCCAATAACCGGAGAAAGAAAATGATAACTTTTAACATAGAAATAACAGACACCTTTAATGGGGAGTCTAATTACTCGTGGGTAAAAAGAGCCCAATTAACCACTAAAAAACCATCAAGAAGGGCGATTGTCCAAAAAACTAAAACATGGGCCGGTTTCACCGGCATTAAGTGCGACGTGGATTGGCATGATAGCTTTGTCACAATTAAACCCCGTGGTTTATGCCAAATAGTATTCATAAATATAGAGTACTAAAAACGTTATGTAAAAATTTAAACCTTACAAACAGCGGATATAAAATTATTATATTCGCTCAAAAAAGGGTTACTGCTTATGCCCATATCAAAATAAGCAAGTATATAAGGAATAAAACCATGAAAACATTTAAAGAGATAGCCCAGACACTTGAAGAAAAGTACCGTGTAAGCGGTATAGATAATGCCAGTTTCGTAGTGCACTCACTGGCATCAAGTGAGGTCTTAGCAATATCAGTAACGCTTAACGCGTGCGGGTACAACAACCAGCCCGTGCTTATCGCACTAGGTGAGTACCGTTTGGAGTTACTCTAATGAGTAGCATAGAGCTAAATATAGACTACCTGCTAAGCGGGGGGGATCAAGAAAGCAACCGAATAGGTGAGGCTCTGGGCTTAAAGGATGTTTATGATATAAACATCACGCTTGAATATACGTGTCGTGCACCACAACCCCAAACCCTTTATGACCCTGCTTGGTATGAAGAAATAGAGGTTGAAAGCTATTACATAGCAGGTGTTTATGAAGATAGCACCTACGCTCCTATATCTAAAGAACAGAGCGATATGCTTTTAGGGTTAAAACCGCATATTATCGACAGCTTGCACTTAGTTGATAGCATAATCGACAGTCGCAACGATAATTAAAACTAATCAGGTGGGCGGTAATGCCCACTATAACCGAGGATAAAAAAATGAATAATGTGAACATAGTAAGAGCAGCAGCCTTGGCAGTAGCCTTCATATCAGGTGGGGTGGCTTACCATACTTATTTTAAAACAAACCATGCGAACTACGTGGAGCTTAAGAATACCAAGTCAGGTAAGTTCGTCATTATAAATGATTCAAAAGGTGAGGGGCATATATATGAGCTTAACGAGCTAGAACCGGTGCCCATACCGAACCAAAACCAAAACCTAAGTACTTATAGCTCAGGGACAAGCCAAAGCTATCAACTGCCAATGGGCAACAAACACTAAACTTAACAGCGGGTAGCAATACCCGCGGGGATTTAAAATGGAAATGGTAAAAGATCCAACGGAACTCTTGCACGAGTTCACAGCCCATGTGCTAACGATACATAAAAAATACAAGGGGGAAATGCAGAAAACGCATGGCATACCTGAAGATATTTATATCAGGTTAGAGGTAGAGCAGAAGATGCTCTATATAGATACCCGCTTTCTAACAGCCGCTGGACTAATAGCTAGCTTAATTGAATGGCGCAAGCTGTCGTCATACAGGGGGACACTGCTTAAACGCATGGCGGCAGGTACTGGCAAAGTGGAAGGGGCGGTTAACTGCGTGGCGTTTGATTTAATCCCCGTGTCAGAACAAGGCGCAGGGGATGTGGATGATAGCTTGAAGCGTATCAGACCAAGACGAGGCAGACCGCTGACTGTACATAAGCGCATTAGGTATCAAAAACAAGCGGGGGAAGTAGCGGGCAAGTTAGCTAACTTCAGCGATCAGGTGGGTAACTGGCACGAAGCATACGGACACTTGCCGATATACGAAGAACTGCATAAGTATATTAAAGATGCTAAACGGACGTATGAAGAAGCCTATAACATGCTCAGTCTTGGACGCAGATCCAAGGTAAGAGCGGAAAGGCGGCCTAGTGCGCCTAAAAAAGCTATCCACATTGCGTACATAAGATGCACGGGGCTTGACGAGTTAATCACTAAAGATAGTGAGGCGATATATAAACTTATCCGAAAGTTTGTCCAGGATGAGCGGGGCAATTTTACATTGCAGGAGCGCGAGTATATCCCACCTATGGATAAATCGGAGTGGATAGGCAGATACGAACAAGGTGAGGATAAGGACGGTGAGAACGCATATAAGCACTTATACGTGCCGATCAGTATCATCAAAGCAGGGGTCTATAACAATGACATCTTAGGGTATAAACACGACAAGCGATACCTTGAGACCTGCCAGAAGTATATCGGCTTTAGGGGCTTTAGATGTGCTAAATTTGACTTGGGGGCTCTCGATGACTAGGGCAATAACTACGGAGAATTGAAATGAACCGAGCATTAGACGACGCTAAATTACATGCAAGGGAATACGCTAAAGAATATTACAGGGTTAATAGGGAAAAATGCAACGCGAGGACTTATGCGAACATAGCGAAAAGAAAAGCGATAGAAGCTGAAATGAAAGCAAGGGGGTTACCTGCGACAAAGAAAATACCACAAGCTGCTGACACACTGACAATCAAAGAAGTGGCAGCTATGCTGGAGCTAACAACACCAAAAACTAGAGCAATAAGTAAAGACACTAGATATAACATGCCTAAGTACACGCAGATAAGATTAGATGGAGCAGAGCTATACGATTTGTTCCAGATTAAAGAATGGATGCAACAGTATAAAGAGGTGTTAACGCACCTGGCTATCACGGGACGGAAGCACAGCAACAACGGAATACCCTTAACCAAAGAGGTTATGTTGTTAGTAAACTGGGTAGTAAACTGCGCTCACATCGAGCGACATACCCTGCGATTGCAACAAGAAGCGGCGGGCAAAAGACTATGTGCTAGCTATGGTGTCAAATCATTATTGGAGATTAAATTATGAAAAAATTAGATCTATATAAACTAAGAGACGCGCTAGAACATGCGCTATTTTTAATATACCAAGAAGAACCCGAACCAGAAGCATTTAACTGGTGGGATAAAGACCCAGTAATTTGTGAAATAAACGGCTATAGATGGCACTTAGGGCCAGAGGCCGACAATAAATTAAATTGGGATGATGCTAAAAATTGGTGTGAGTCAGTAGGCGGTGAATTGCCTCCTAGAGAGGTGTTTTTAATGGCGTATCTTAATGAAGGCATCAGGCCATTGTTTAAACCAGAATGGTACTGGAGCAGCACCGAGTTAGATGAAACGTTAGCCTTTCTTCAAGCCTTCTACGATGACGGACAGGACAACAACTTCTTCAAGACCGACACAAACTACGTGCGAGCAGTCAAGAGGGTGAAGATATGAAATATTTATTAATAGCGATGCTGCTAACAGGTTGCGATGCGCAGCCGCTTATTGTAGCTTCTCCAGAGTATAAAATTGATAACTTGAAGTTTTACAAGGGAAAGCATGACATTTGCTATGCTATGTATGGAGCTGGCGGTGGCACAGTTATGACGAGTGTTCCTTGTGAGAAGGTGGGGTTATGAGTAGCCCTGAAAGAGAGCTCCTGCAAGAATGCTATTTTTTTATCGACAACAAAGTTACTGTCTCTAGTAAAAGGCTATTAGATCGAATAGACAAACTACTCGCCCAACCTGAGCAAGAGCCTGTGGCTTGGATGTATGAAGAAGCAACAAGCTTTAATAAAGATGGATATTTTTCGGAATGGCTGCCTTGTTTTTATTTAGAAAAAGCTGATGAAGATAAGAGCCTAAGAAACGAGACACCACTTTACGCATCACCACAAAAACGTGAGCCGCCACAAACAGCGCGTGAAATGTATCAGCGTGGTTATGCAGCGGCAGAGCGTGACTTAAAGCGTAAGCCTTTGAGTGCTGAAGAAATAAAGCAAACAACGCAAGGTATGAGCGAATTTGGTGCTGATATGTTTAAAGCAGGGGTTGTAACAGCGGAAAAAGCACACGGCATTGGAAAGAGTAACGAGCGGTGAATTTTACGTAGAAATAATGGGCTGTTTATTAATAACAGCTTTTACTGGGTTAGTTGTTACATGCGCTGTCTGGTTTGCCAGCTTTGTCTATGATGATATTGTAGAAAAACGCAAGTGGAGAAAAAGAAATGAAACTATATGAGCTAGGCAATGACAAACGATTTACTTTAGTAGATGATGATTCAGGCACAGTATTCCTATTAGACCATATAGATGGTGCGTATTCTGTATGCTTCATAGGCAATGCGATTGTACACATATCAGCTAACGCTGAAATAGAAGAGGTGGAGTGATGAGATTAGATGAGATGGCGATTGCCTTTGTAGGGTTCTCGGTGGGTGTGATGGCGCTAGCGTTTTCAGCTCTTTTGGTAGTAAATATATGGGTAATGCAATGAAAAAGTATGTAGTAAATGTATGCCAGCAAAGGAGTGCTTATGAAGGCTTATTACAATGAGTTTGATCCACATGCTGCGGCTTGGTTAAGACAACTCATTGCTAATGGGTTGATTATGGATGGGGTAGTAGACGACCGTTCTATCATTGAAGTAGAGCCAGAAGATCTAAAAGGATTTACCAGACATCATTTCTTTGCAGGTATAGGTGGATGGGAATTGGCTTTGCAATTAGCCAATTGGCCTATTGATCGTCCTGTATGCACAGCATCATTACCATGCCAGCCATTTAGTGTAGCTGGCGCACAAAAAGGAAAAGAAGATGAACGACATTTGTTACCGCACTTTATCGACCTCGTTAAGCAATGCAATTTCCAAACAATTTTTGGAGAACAAGTACCAGGCGCAATCAAACACGGCTGGCTCGATGATTTATGCCTTGAAATGGAGCGAGAAAAGTACGCCGTTGGGCGGATTGTACTCACAGCAGCAGGCGAGGGTGCGCCCCATATCCGACAAAGATTGTACTGGGTGGCCGACAGCATCGACAAGGGATCAGATACCGTTAAGCGGATGGGCGACTCCAAACACGATGGACAATTTGCCAGCTCGCAGTCAACAAGCGATGCAACATCAGTTCGACACAGCAAGACCTGGACGAACAGCACCAGCGAATCTGAGGGAGCAAGTACATCCAGAGTTATATCCGAATGGACCGACCCAGACTGGCTATATTGCCGAGACAAAAAGTACCGGCCAATTAAACCCAGCATTGAGCCGTTGGCTAATGGGCTTCCCAAAGGAATGGGATATAGCAGCGATACAAGCGAGCCGATTGATGTCAACAACATGCAAGAAGCGCGAGTCATGAGGCTTAAAGGTTATGGTAATGCAATTGTTCCACAGGTTGCGGCATCATTTATTAAAGCATTTTTGGAGATTTAATATGAAAAAGTACACAGCGATAATTAATTTTAAGATTGAGATAGAAGCAGAAGATCAGGACGTGGCAGAATATATAGCATCAACGGCTCTACCTAAGACGTATTACTTTAGGTGTGATACAGGTAACGGGAAATATTTGAGAGGATTACCCCCTGTGGTCTTTGCAAATGAAGCCGAAAAAGAAGGTAAACCAGAAGGATACTGGAGGAATAGATAAGCGAGTAAAGGTGTGGTAAGATAAACAACTGTTATCAAAGATAAGAGGTTTTAAATGTTGTCAGCAGATAAATGCTACGAATTATGGTACTCAAAAAAGGACTTAGTGGAAACTATACGCCTGATCTATGAGACAGGGTTTAACGCAGGGCAAAAAAAGGTTAAAAAGAATGGCAAACAAAACGTCAAACAAAAATCGCAAGAAACCGAAGAGCAACCCTTTTAAAGCAAGTGAACAGTATGGCAGATGATGTAGACAAAGCTAATGCCCAAGCGCAGTTAATACTTGAAGTTCAAATAAAGCTAAACAAAAAGGACATTGATCCCTTTCAAAATGAGTCGGGTCAATGCTGGGAGTGCGATACCCCTGTTGCAGATAATCGCAGATGGTGTTCAACAGAATGTAGAGATGCGAGTGAGTTATGAAACAGAAAAGAGAAATAGACGGCTACTTTGATACCCATGCAAAAATTGTATGGGTGCTTGCAATATCATTGTTTATTTACGGGTACGCTAAATGGGGTTCTTGCTTCTAAAGGTCTAGTATGAATTGGGCAGACTTTGTTTTCCCCCCCATAAATCTCTGGAATTACCCTAAACAAAATGAGGATTATAAAATGAGCGATTTAGAAGATATAAATTTAAGTAGTCCCCACGAAACAGTGGTTAAGCCTGTGTGGAAAATAAAAGAATCACCTGCAACACCCGATCTTATTAACAACCCAGCGCATTATAAAAAAGGCGGTTTTGAAGTATGGGATATAATAGAAGCCTTTGGGTTAAACTATAATATAGGTAATGTGACTAAGTATATCCTTCGTGCGGGACACAAGGGTAATAAGTTGGATGACTTAAAGAAGGCTAGAGCCTATTTAAACAGGGAGATAGAAAAAATAGAGGGTAAGAAATGAAAGAGTTGTTTAAAAAATGGTTTTGCTCTCCTCACAAGTGTATTATTTTTAGAAACTATTACTGGATAAATAAAAAAGTATGCGTTGATTGCGGGAAAGAACACCCCATAGGCGAAGCGCATTTTATAAAGCATCAGAGGTAACCATCATGGTACAGTATAGATGAAAGTGTTAGCCCTGCTCTTAGTGTTATTGCCTACACTGAGTTCAGCAGGAGAAAAAGAATGTTTAGCAGCTATAATGGTCAGCGAAGCATCAGGAGAAAGTTTAGAAGGATTGGTAGCAGTAGCTCAGGCAAGTATAAATAGGGCAAAGGCTACTAGGCGTGCGGTGTGTAATATAAAAGGTGTTACACGTAAGAGTCCACCTGCGGATTTAGCAGAGTATTATATGGCGCTAGCCGAGTCTATTTTAAAAGGAGGCAAGTCTATTGTCGGTGCTGCGGATAGCTGGGAAAGAAGTAGAATACCAAAATACGCGGGTAAGATTACCCGTAGAATAGAACACCACACCTTTTATGTATCTAAAAGATTAAACTAGGAGAAAAGAATGAAAGTAACACTAGAAGAATATACGAACTCCTTTAGTTTAGGGAAGTACGCTGGCATTTGTTATGGGAGAGAAGGCAATGACGAGAAACGATTGGCTCACATTATTGGGGTTGGGCACTTATCTGTGCTGCGGTTTGGTAGTGCTGTATTTCGCATTGAAGGAATTAGCAGAGTATGCCTAGCCCAGCTTACAAGAAGTAAGCATTTAGATTATTTAGTACGAAGCTCTAGGTACTGTGACGAAAGCGAAGCTGAGTATATTTTGCCTACTGCATTTGAAACCATACACCCAGAGAACCTTGAGGTTATTAATCGCCACATACAAGAAGGCGCACAACTCTATAAAG